TTCTGATGAGTTTCAATGGGCTGGCGGTTCAGGCGGAGTAATTGAATCTTTCAAATACGAAGCTGCAAAAGGTCTATACTTTAAAACTAGATTTAAAGTAAATGACGCAACTCAATCTGACTTTGCGGTTGGTTTAATCATCACTGACACAGCGTTTATTGATGGTACAACTGATGGTATCTTTTTTAGAAAAGCTGATGGTTCTACTTCTATGGAATTAGTCATAGAAAAAAACAGTACAGAAACAACTATTTCTTGCGGAACTGCAGCTGATGATACTTTTATGACTTTAGGATTTTACTATGATCCAAAAGACAGAAAGTTTCATGTCTACAAAGATAACGTAAAAGTTGGTTCCGGTGTAAATACAAATGCTCCAGATGACGAAGATCTGGCTGTTTCATTTGGAATTCAAAACGGTGCAGCTGCTGCGAAAGTAATGACTATGGATTACATTTCAGCAGGAAAAGAGAGAACAGCTAACACTGAACTTTAATAAGTAATAGTGTGGGCTTCGGCCCACACAAACTTTTAGGAGAAACAAATGTCAACAGACGTAAAGAGTAAAACATTCTTAAACAGTTTATCTGCTGCAACAGCATCAGTAGCTGCACTACAAACTACAAGTGGAGCTGCAAATTTAAGTTTAGCTGCAGCAGCTGGGACAGGTGCGTTTCATCAAACAGACCAAGCATGTTTACTGACTATAACTTGCGGAGCAGATATGAGTGGAGTTACTTTTACTGTAACTGGAACAGACATTGCGGGTAATGATTTATCTGAAGCAATAACTGGACCAAATGCAACTACAGTAACAGGTAGTAAATTTTTTAACACAGTTACTCAAATAGCTGCTAGTGGCACAGTTGGAACAAATACTTCAGTTGGAAACGCTGCAGGAACTACAGGTGGACAAGCTGTATTAACTGCTGGTAGAACAAGAGTTAGAGGTATGCATATTACAACTGGTGGAACTGTAGGAAATATATCTTATTTTAATACATCACCTATATCAGGAACTTCTTTATTTTCTTTTCAAGTTGCAACAACTACAAAAGATTATATCGATCCTTATATCCCAGATGATGGAGTATTATTTGATGCGGGAGCTTATATAGACATTCCAGCAGGAACAGCAGTGAGTGTTACGACATTCTTTGATGGATAGGAGGTTAGATGGCGAATACTACCTCGGGAACAGCAACATTTGATAAAACTTTTGCTATTGATGAAATAATAGAAGAAGCTTTTGAACGTATTGGTCAACAAAATGTTGCAGGTTATCAACTAAAAAACGCGAGAAGAACATTAAACATATTGTTTCAAGAATGGGGCAATAGAGGAATTCACTATTGGGAAGTAGATGAACTTAATATGGATCTAATTGAAGGTCAGTCGGACTATGATTTTTTTAGATCTAGTGATGATGGCACAAGTGCCGTATCTACGCCAGCAAATGTATTTGGAATGTCCGATGTCCTTGAGGCGCAATTAAGATCCAACAGAACTCAGACAACACAATCAGATAGTCCGATGACAAAAGTAGATAGATCTACATATGCAGGATTCTCAAATAAATTATCAAAAGGCACACCTAACCAATATTGGGTAGAGAGATTTATTGATAAAGTTAGAATACATATCTATCCAACACCAGACTCAACAAATGCATCTAAAGATATGCATTTTTATTATATTAAAAGAATTCAAGATGTAGGAGATTATACAAATGCAACAGACGTACCATTTAGATTTGTTCCTTGTATGGTGTCTGGATTAGCATATTATTTATCAATGAAATATATGCCACAAATGGTTCAAACAACAAAACTTGCTTATGAAGATGAGTTTGCAAGAGCTTTAGCAGAGGATGGTTCTGCATCTAGCACACACATTACTCCTAAAGCATATTACCCAGGATCATAATGGCAAAGTACGCAACAGGAAAATACGCAAAAGCAATATCAGATAGATCTGGTATGGAGTTTCCATATAAAGAAATGGTTAGAGAATGGAACGGATCATTTGTGCATGTGTCGGAGTTTGAGCCAAAGCAACCACAATTAGAACCAAAACCAATGAATGGTGATTCTATTTCTTTACGTAATGTAAGACCGGATAGAACAGAAACAGCTGTCCCTAATATTTTACCTTTAAATGCTTTTACAACAACAAATGGATCTGCAACAATATCAGTTAATGAACCAAATCACGGTAGATCAACATCTGATACAGTAAGATTTAGAAACGCAGAGGTTGTTGGTGGAGTTGCAGCAGCAACAATAAATTTAGCTGCAGGATATACAATTACTAAAGTAGATGATGATAATTATACCTTTGCAACAGGTACAACATCTAGTATAACTGAAACAGGAGGAGGCGGTTTTGCATCAGCAGGACCGGTAACAGTAACAGCATGATTAAATGGATTAAAAATTTATTTTGTAAAATAATTGGTGTTAAACAATGCGAGTGTCCAGAAGACATGGATCCACATGAAGAAATGCTTTATCCAAAAGAACCAGAAGTTCCGTTATACACGGATGTTGATGGTAAAGCAGTAAAATGTGGAACACATAATAGATACAAAAAAAGTTGTTCTATTTGTAGAGAGGTAGCAGGGATAGCATAATGGCAGGATTAAGTGCATCAGGATTAAAAACTCAAATTAGAAGTTATACTGAAACAGACTCAAATGTTTTAACAGACGCTGTTTTAGAAAATATAATTTTAAATGCACAGTATAGAATATTTAGAGAAGTTCCTATTGACGCTGACAGAAAACAACAATCTATAAATTTAGTTCCAGGTCAAGAAACTATCAATGCCCCTGCTGGTTGTGTATTTGTAAGAGCTATTCAAGTTTATGATTCTAGTTCTGTTTTAACGGGTCCAAATACTTTTTTAGAAAAAAAAGATTTAAGTTATTTACAAGAATATCAAGATGTAACAGGAACAGCCGCAGCACAAGGTAAACCAAAATATTATGCTATGTTTGGCGGAGCAACTGGGGAGTCTGATACTACATCTGGTCGTATATTTTTTTCTCCTACACCGAACACAAATTATCTAGCTAGAATACATTTTAACAAAGCACCTGATCTTTTAGAAAATAATGATACTAATTATATTAGTCTTAATTTTCCAAATGGGCTATTATATTGTTGTCTTTCAGAGGCTTATGGCTTTTTAAAAGGTCCAATAGATATGTTGACACTTTACGAAAATAAATATAAACAAGAGGTACAGAAGTTTGCTAACGAGCAAGTCGGTAGAAGACGAAGAGATGACTATACAGACGGCACTGTTCGAATACCGGTAAGGTCAGTAAACCCATAGGAGATAAATTATGGCAATAACATCAGCAATATGTTCAAGTTTTAAACAAGAACTTTTACAAGGTAAACACAATTTTAGTTCATCTGGTGGACACACTTTTAAATTAGCTTTATTTACTAGCTCTGCGTCTTTAGGTGCATCTACTACTGACTATTCAACTTCAAATGAAATTACAAACACATCAGGTACTGCTTATACTGCGGGTGGTGCAACTTTAACTAACACTGGAGTTGGTTTAACAAGTACAACTGCATTTACAGATTTTGGTGACGTAACATATACATCTGCATCTTTCACAGCAAACGGAGCTTTAATTTATAACACCACAACAGCTGGTGGTTCGTCAACAACGGACGCTGTTGCAGTTATAGCTTTTGGTGGTGACAAGACTGCAAGTAATGGAACTTTTAAAATTGAGTTTCCTACAAACGACGCGACAGCAGCAATAATCAGACTAGCATAGGAGGTCGACCATGTCGACTACTTCAGGATGGGGCAGGTTTACCTGGGGCCAAGCGTATTGGAGCGAAAGCACAACTCTTAAAACAGGTTGGGGTGCACAAGCTTGGAACGATGGTGAGTGGGGTGAACTTAAAGATCAAACAATATTTCCAACTGGTTTATCAATTACATCTTCTATTGGATCTGTAGATGTTCCTGATGTTGTTCTTTCATTAACAGGTCAAGAAATTACATCTTCTCAAGGAGAAGCTTTTGTTCCTGTTGTTATAGACGATACATTATCTATTACATCTTCTATTGGTTCAGTATCCGTGGTTGATATGCAAGTTGGTTTGAGTGGCTTATCATCAACTTTTGCTATTGGATCCGTTACAGTTAATGACATGACCATTGGATTAACTGGTCAAGATTTAACTTTAAGTCAAGGAACTGCAAAAGCACCAAACGAAACAGCTATTTTATCTGGTTTAGAAATTACATCTGAACAAGGGACTGCGCAGGGTATTTCTTCACAAGAAGCACAGTTAACAGGAATAGAGTTTACAGCTAGCGTTGGATCTTTAATAATACCAAATGATACAGTTCAACCATCGGGATTAGAAGCTACATTCAGTCAAGGAACTATTATTGGGTTAGGTAGTGCTATAGCTCAACCATCAAGTTTAAGTATGACTTCTAGTGTTGGCTCTTTAACAGTAGAAGAAGGTTTAGGATTAACAGGACAATCGTTTAGNGCTAGTGTAGGTTCAATATCTGTTGTGGATATGCAGGTAGGATTGACAGGGCTATCTGCATCATTTAGTGTNGGAAGCGTTAATATTTTTGCATATGGAGATATTGACACTGGACAAAATAACAGTTATTCTGATATAGCGACAGGATCAAACGGAAGTTATTCAAATGTTGCAACAGGATCAAATAACAGTTATACTGATGTAGCAGCATAGGAGAAAAATATGGCATCAACATACACACCATTAGGTGTAGAACTTCAAGCAACTGGTGAAAATGCCGGTACATGGGGAACAAAAACTAATACTAATTTACAAATCATTGAGCAAATAGCTGGTGGTTTTACACAACAAGCTGTAACTGATGGTGCTGACACAACATTGTCAGTTAATGATGGATCTACTGGTGCAACTCTTGCACATAGAGTTATAGAATTTACAGGATCTCTTACAGCTTCAAGAAATGTTACAATTCCAACTGACGTACAAAATTTTTACATATTAAAAAATTCAACTTCAGGATCACAAAACGTAGTATTTAAATACGCTAGTGGCACAGGAACAAGTGCAACAGTTCCTAATGGAAAAGTTGTTTTAGCGCTTGCTCAAGGTGAGGCTTCTAATCCAAACATAACACTTCAAGCATTTGGCGGAGATGTTGTCGATGATACATCACCACAATTAGGCGGTAATTTAGATACAAACTCTTTCATGATAGATTTTGATGATGCTCATGGTATCAGAGATGAAAATGGGGCAGAACAATTAATTTTTGAAACAACAAGTTCTGCAGTTAATCATATTGATATTACAAATGCTGCAACTGGTTCTGGTGCACAAATCGGTGCAGTTGGAGATGATTCAAATCTTAATTTACGTTTAAGACCAAAAGGAACTGGTGTCATTGAAGCTATGGGTGCTGATAACCCAGGGTCAATTCAACTTAACTGTGAACAAAACTCTCATGGTATAAAACTTACTTCACCTGCACATAGCGCTTCTCAGTCTTATGAACTTAAATTTCCTACAGGAAATGTGACTGCAGGCACTTTTTTAAAAGTAGACAGTATTACAGGATCTGGTACAACGGCTGTAGGACAATTGTCTTTTGCAGAAGTTAGTGGTATATCAACAGGAAAAGCCATTGCAATGGCATTAGTTTTCGGATAAAAGGAGTAAATTATGACAATACCTAATATAGTAAACGTAGCAACAATTCATGCAGAAACAGTAGTTGGTGATTTAGGAACAACTTTAACCACAACTTTATTAACTGGTGAATCAGAACATGTTTATAAAATAAATGTATTTAGAGTTACAAACGTAACTGACAATGATGCAACAGTAACAGCAGATATTGAAAAAGGTGGAACACACAAAAAAATTTGTAATGAATTAACTGTTCCTGCTAACTCATCTGTAGATATTATAGATAAAACTAATTCTTTTTATTTAGAAGAAACTGATCTTATTAGAGGTGGAGCTTCTGCAGCCTCTACAATCGAATTCGCATTTTCATACGAAGCACTGGCAGATTAGGAGGATTAAACTATGGCAAGTAGTTATCCTAGACGAGACCAAGCCCGAGGGATTTGGAAGATCAATGATATTACCAAAAATATAAAAGGAGAGGGAACTTATCCTCAAGGTTCTACTAGAGGATTATTTAATATTGGATCAAGTAATTCTAATGCAGTTGAACAAATAACTGTAGAAACCACAGGTAATTCAACTGACTTTGGAGATTTAACTGTTGGAAGAAACATGAATGCTGGTCTAGGAAGTTTTATTAGAAGTGTTTTTTTAGGTGGTGCTAATCCAGGTGTAAATAATACCATAGATTATATTCATTTTGTTAATCAAGGTAATTATGCAGATTTTGGAGATTTAACTGTTGCAAGAAGATTATTGGGTTCTGCAGGAAATAGAATAGTAGGTTTAGTAGGAGGAGGTGTTCCTAATACAAATGTTATTGATTTTATAACTTACGCTACTTTAGGTAACGCAATAGATTTTGGAGATTTAACTGCATCTCAAGCAGGACTTCAAAACTCACAGGTAAATTCTGAAACTAGAGGATTATTTGCAGGGTTTAATACTTCTCCTGCAAATTCTAATCAAATTGATTTTGTAGAATTTTCTACTAAAGCTAATGCTGTTGATTTTGGAGATTTAACTGTTGCAACAAGTCAACCAGGAGGAGCGTGTTCTTCTACAAGAGGTATATTTGCAGGTGGTATATCTCCTGTTGGTAATGTAATAAATTCTGTTGAAATAGGAAGTAAAAGCAATGCTACAGATTTTGGAGATTTTACAGCTGAAAATCAACATCCAAACGGAATGAGTAGTAAAGTAAGAGGAGTATTTGCAGGTGGTAATCCTGGAACAGCGGTTATTGAATTTATTACAATTGCACATGCTGGTAATGCTACAGATTTTGGAGATTGTACTTCTTGCTCTCAAAGTAGTGGTAATGCAAACAATCATGGTGGCTTACAAGAATTTAATCCAAGAGCCCCGGAACTTTATTCACCAACAGGTAGACCTTTATCGGGAGATATTTCTGTTATTGCTGGAGGAACCTCTCCTTCAAATATGGATAGAGTTGATTTTGTACAAATATCAACATTAGGTAATTCACAAGATTTTGGAACGTTATCAAGAGCAGGAGGAGTAGTTTCATTATCAAGTGCTACTAGATCAGTCATAGCTGGTTATGAATTGAGCCCTGCTTTAAATCAAATAGATTATGTAGAATTTTCTACAAAAGGAAACTCAGCTGATTTTGGTAATTTAACTAGAAGTGAATTTGGTTTAACTCCAGCTTCTAATTCAACTAGAGGGCTATTTCAAGGGGGATGTACTCCATCAAGAAGCGACACAGTCGATTATGTAACCATTGCTTCAGTTGGTAACGCAACAGATTTTGGAAATTTAACTGAAACAGTTTGTGCAGGGGGAGGTGCAGCAAGTTCAACAAGAGCGATTCGTGCAGGAGGTTCTACACCTTCAAACACAAATGTTATAGACTATGCTACAATAGGTTCTACTAGTAATTATACAGATTTTGGAGATTTAAGTGCCGCTAGAAAAGCTTCTGCAGGTGTAAGTAACGGAACAAGAGGTGTATTTGCAGGGGGAGAAGAACCTTCTATAGTAAACACTATGGAATATATAACCATAGCTTCGACAAGTAATGCTACGGATTTTGGAGATTTGAGTGCTGCAAGAGCGGGTGCTGGTAGAGGAGATTCATCTAATGGAACTAGAGGATTATTTGTTGGAGGTGTAACACCTTCAGTTTCTAATGTTATTGATTATATTACAATAGCGTCTACAGGAAATGCTCAGGATTTTGGAGATCTTGATACTGCTTCTGGATATATGGCTGCCTCTTCAAACGGACATGGTGGACTTTAATAATATTATATAGTATAAAAACCACAACATGATCATATACATGCTAAATTATAAAGGAGAAAAATATGTCATCTAAAGATCTAGTTATACAAAAACTATCAAACTCACCACTGGTTAAAAAA